TGTCTCTGCAGAATGGTAAAACCAATCGGTTGCTAGCTATGGCCACCGGGGCAATCTGGGCTGCATGGATCGAAGCCGGCGGGTTGAAGAACGACAGAGAGTGGCACTGGGTCGATGTCGCTCACTGGAAGAAGTCAGTCATCGGGCGAGGCACTCCACCAAAGGACTTCATCTACGTCGGGAACAAGTCAAACAGGACGAAGGCCTGGATCCGTGACTTCTGTCTCCACAACGAGAGGTTCTGTGAGGAATGGCTCACAAAGCGTGGCACCGAACCATGGATGTTCGCACATAACTGGAACCTCTATGATGCGTGGTGCCTCAAAGTCTTCGGGATCCAGGAGTTGTACGATGAATGACCTAGAGCGCGCGGACAAAGCCGAGGAAGCGCTGCGGCAGAAAGCTCGTGATGCGGCGACGAATGGGGCGAGGGCACTCAGCGATGGCATAGACCTCGACGCGTACGACTACTACCGAGGTATGGCTGAGGCGTATCGGGATGCCGCAGCCATCCTAGCTTCCCGCCCGTCACAGGCCACGCCGGAACGGGAGGAGCTGCTGGAGCTGCGCAAGATCGCGGACGAGTCGGCAGGTGTGATTGCAGCGTCGTGGCTCATCCGCTGGATTGACGACGCCCTCGCTGCGCGCCCTGTCCCCCGTGAAGATTGACGTCTATACCGATGGGGGCTGTCGCCCGACGAACCCAGGTCCCGGCGGTTGGGCGTACGTCTGTGTTTACGAGACAGGTGGCGCAGACGGCAAGGAGGGTTATGAACCCATGGCGACCAATCAGCGGATGGAACTCACAGCCGCCATGGAAGCTTGCGTCTGGTTGATCCGCGCTGGTCTACAAGGGCGTCCAATAACCTTCTATTGTGATTCTAAGTACGTCGTAGAGGGTTTGAACACGTGGCGCTACAAGTGGATGGAAAACGGGTGGAAGAACTCAAGGGGTCGACAGATCGATAACTACGATCTGTGGTCACGACTAAACAACTACTCAAACTGCCTGGACAACGTGACATTCGTCCATATCAAGGGGCATGATGGGAACAAGTGGAACGAGATCGTCGACAAACGCGTCGAACGAGCGATCGCAAAAGGCTATAAACGCTCACAAAAAGCAGCTAGCTCGTGAGTACATCGATGACCTCATCGGGACCCACACAGCTGAGAGCAACCGCTGCGGCCAGGAAGCCCTCAAAGCGAGGGGTTATGACGATCGTCGCGCTTGGCAGGATGCGGCGCAGATCCACCTCGTACAAGTCGAGAGGCTACGCCTGGTTAAGGAAGTCCTCGGGATGGGCCGTAAGAAGCCCGGCGTGTGGGGAACCGACTAAGAGCGCCGCGAGTCCTACGCTGAGCCGACGTAGGGGGGCCAGCCCGCAGGCCGCGCCAGGCCCGCTTGACTCAGGGGAGAACCGCGGGGCGGTCCACGCTGAGCCGCTAGCGGGCTGCTGGCCACGCCAGCGCCCGCCTGTTTAGTACCGGGGGGTGCGCCCGTCGGGGGACACACCCACCCGGCCCCCGGTCAGCGATCCTCCCACGGGTGAGGACGCGACCAAGCTATTTGATCGCCACGATGAGCGCGGCAATCGCTAGGATGATTGGTTGTACAGCTCCGACCAACGCCAGGGTTATCGTCACCCATGGCGGCAGGTCGGTAGAACGTCTCCCCCGCCCGTGCCGACGATCTTTCCCTCCGTAGCTCACTCGTCCTCGCCGTTCTTGAGCCTACGAGCAAACGTGAGTCTCTCTCGGGAGTAGACAGCCCCGCCGGTGAAGACTCCTATCAATAGGCCGGCGAAGAATTTCGCCCATCCTTCGATGTCCAGGATGTCGAACGCACCGATGGCGAGGACACTCCCGAAGAAAGCCGCAGCCCCTGCCCAGAGAGAAACCTCCTGGCTCTTGCCACGAGTCACTGGCTCACCCTTATCGGATCCATTATGACCCGAGGGAAGACCAGCCGGACCCAGTTCCCGCCAGCTCCGTCACCTTCTTGCAACGTCACGAGCTGGATGATCTGTCCTTCCCCGACGACTCGCGCAACATCATGCGAGTCTGCGTATCCAGTTCTTGTGTTTTGCGAGTAAGTGCCCCAGGTTGCGTCTCCAAGCGCACGCAACGACGTGTTGATCCCAATGCCGTAGTAGTTCAGACCAGCCCACATCCCGATGAGGGTGTATCCCCCTGGATAGTTGATGAATCCCTGGATGTCGAACTGGGTGCGATACAGTCCCGTGAGAGGAGTCGAAAGCACGCAGGGAGTGACCTGCCAGCTACCAGGGACGAGAGGCATGTCGATTGTGCCAGCATACTCAGAGACAAGAGACGGGCCGCCGACAGAATGCCACTTGTACGCGTCGCCGATGGCGGCGTCGTACATGAGGGTCCAGACTGAAGCATCTGTTCCACCGACGTTGACGTGAGCGATCATGCCGTGTTGTGGGGCAAGAGCTTTGAACTGGGCGACGGTCAGGACGGTGTCGAGAAGCGGGTCTGCTCCGTTAGGTCGGTGGGTAGATCCGTGGATCCCGGCGGCTGCCATGCCAGGGGCGTTGCCGAGCGCACGGAGAGATTCCTGCGCAGCACCGGCACCCTGTGACGGCTTGAGGCCATTCGCGACGTGTGTGTAGCCGACGACGCTGTTGTCGATTTCCGCAGCACCGATCGCCAGGTCACCGACTGTCCGCCGGATTACGGCGTTGTCGGCAAGCTCTATAGACCTCACCGTGAGGGGTGCAATCTCGAAGTTCGTGATTTCGTCCTCGCCGATGATGCGGGTGACGATGGTCCATCCCGTCCCGTGATCGCGATAGACCAGACCCGTGTCGGTTCCGAAGTAGTAGCGACCACGGGTTCCCGGCGCAGCCGGTGTGCTGATTGGACGACTCGCGATGGGTCCCTGATCGTCGAGCGCCACCCTGGTGTCCAGGTGCTGAGCGAGCGCTCCCATGTACAAAGGCCCATCGGCCAGCTCGTCGAGTTCTGGGAATGGAATCCCAACCCTATCTGTGGTGTCAGGCATAAGGCTCCTTTACAGTGGCGGTTCGAAATCTCTCGCTGCTCGCCAAGTGGCATAGTCCGTCTTGACCGTCTGCCACGTTCGTGCATGCGGAGGTCCGTCCCGTAGTGTCCGCCATGTCTGCGTGGACTGCACGATGTAGTTGAGGGTGAGACCAGCCGGCTTCTGTGTCAAGAGCGCTCTGAGGACAGCCGCCTCATCCGGCGTTTCCTCAACCCTTGTGACGACTGTGATGTTGTAGGGGCTGTTGTCGCGCTCTCTGATCAGAACCGCCTTGGTTCCGGTCAGATAGAGTCTCGCAGCCCCACGGAACGAGTCGGGCCGACCACGCTTCCAGCCCGACGCGTCCTTGATCTGTGCCCTAGCCCGAAGAACAAATTGTTCCGACGTTTCGCCTGACTGCTTCGGGTCGACGGTCACCCCGACGAACTGGCCGAGCCAGCGAAGCCCCTTCTCGGGGCAACGATCAACATCGACGAAGAGGGACCACCCTGGTTTCCCATCAGGCGTATCCTGCACATAGCCATCGATTTCCTGGAACATCTCACCGATGGCGATGAGATAAATGAGAAGCGCCCAACCCTGCCGGTCGTCGTCATAAGTCATCGGCTGCAGAAGTCGGTACAGCCGCGTTGCGTATGAAGGTGAGTCTGGCCTAAGAACATCTGGGGCCATTACAACTCCACCGCGTCCACGGTGATCGTGCCAGGACGTGGCATCGGCGCGACGCCAACCAGACCCACATCAGCTGTTGCGAGAGTCCCACCGGCCCGAGCCATGGTGAGAGTCACGACCCTGTCGACCCCGAGGACATTGTTGATGACCGTCGCCATCTCCAGGTGGTAGATGTGATCGATGACTGGATCGATCTGCCAGTCACGAGTGGAACCCTCGAATGGGATTCCCCAGAGAGCCGGGTCGAGGTAGTTCGTGATCGCCTGAGTCACGGCATCCTCAACTCCCTCCGGCGTGTACCCCGGCAGGAACGTGACATCGGTCTGAACATCGATTGCCGTGTAGGTCGGGTCGAAGACGTTGACGATGAAGTTGATCTCCCGTTGCTGCTGGAGATAGTCATCGAGAGCCTGCTTGGTCAGAGCACTCACCGGCTCGCCGGACACGTCCACCGGGACTACGGTCACCATCCGCTCCACCGGATAGGCAGCCGTGCCTCCGGGAGCGAACGTATCACTGCCCGACTTGTTGAGCAGGAACTCGTCCACGTAGTGAACCTCGGCAGCTGCTGTGGTCACGACGACAGCCGCCATCCTGACGTGGGCAGCGAGCGGAGGGGCGATCACCTGGTGGTTAGCCTTGACCCATGCCGACGCGATTTCGACCACCGCTGTCCCGGACGTATCCGAGATTGTAGCCAGAGCGGCGTCCAGGAAGACCAGAGCAACTTGGACACTCCGTACAGTCGAGTTGGGCCTGAACCACGCAGCGCACTTGATGAGTTCCCCAGGCACTACATCGACGTAGTCTGGGGAAGCCATCCTCGCCCGCATGAGGCCGGTGCCGGTGGAAGTCATCTGCAGGGATGCCAGACCATGATGGAACTGAGTAGTGGTGCGGGTAAGCGTCGGTGACCCCGTGGATGTTGTCCATCCGGCTGCTGAGGTTTCCAGGCTGGCCTGATTGGCCGTCATCAGGTTGTGATTCGGGTTGTACAGGTCGATGGCGAGTGCTCTCCACACGCCAGCAACCGACTTGCTAAGCTTCGCAAAATCGTCCGGCAAGATCGGCCTCGGAGACAGGAGTGAAGCAGCCTCCCGCAGCCGGTCGAGATAGACGTCATCCAGCTCGGCGTCGACACCACCAGTGGTCGCCTGAGTCATTGTGATTCCCGACACCCAGTCCAACACGTCGAGAAGCTCGACATTCCCGCCAGGAGCGCCTAGGCCCGACGCAAACGACCCAGCGCGGAGGGAGAGAATGACAACCTCTCCGGTCTGGGTCACTGTAGCCCCTGGGGGGATGGTAACCTCGTTGAGGGTTACGAACGGGACCGCCTCGCCGGTCGGATCCCTGATTACGACCTGTGTCCCCGAGGGGATGGTGTGCCCGACGTTGTCCCTTGAGGTCCACGTGGTAGACGAAGCGGCAGACGACTCGTCGATAGGGGTGACCCCCAGGAGCGAGTTGCCGAAGTAACGGAAGATTGTGTCAGGCACCTGGCTCGCGATATCGCGGACCTCGGCTGCCTCAAAGCTGTTCGCTTCGATGACCCACACGTCCAGGTTCCCGTCAGCTGGCTGCCAGCCTGGGATCTTGCTCACCAGGTAGTCGAAGGCCAGCTGCTGCAGAATGTCTGGATCGGTGTCGATTGTAACCGCGATATATCTCATAAAGCCTCCGTGGCTACTGCGTTGGGAAGTTCGGGTCGCCTCGCGTTGCTACTTCCGTGGTGATCTGGTCGGTCAGCTGATCGATCAATTGCTCTGAGAGAACGACCTGTGCCCGTGGTTCCCAGTCGTAAATCTGTTGTCGGATGATGTCCATGTCGAGCGGAATCTCCGTGAAGGTCTGATCCGGGATTCCGAATCCGACCAGGGTCTCGCGAGCGCCGATTTCCGTACGAATGATCGCCTCGACGCAGTTCTCGACGTCATCCTGAGAGTGCTGCTCCGCACAGATGGCATGCTTGCTGAAACGGAACGGCAGATCGAAATGTGGCGTGTCAACCGGCATCTAAACCTCGAAGGGCCACCAGGCTACAACCCATGGCTCCTTGGTGTTGTCGAAAATGATGAGACAGACGTCTCCCCGATGGGGCACCGACAGCGCATCCCGTGACTGCCAGTTACATGGACCCCACACGATGTTGGGATTCATATCGGGGATGATCACGTTCACTTTGATGCTCAGGTCGCCAGGGTTATTCTGGATAACTCCCCGCCAGACCATCCTCCCTTCCTTGAAGAGAGGTACCGAGTCGTTTGTGTCCAGTGCACTCATTAGCCCTCCACCTGCGGGGCAGCCGCCAACATTGAGAGGGTCACCGCTCCGCCCGACAGTCCGATGTGAGCATGGTCTGGTGTTGCTCCTGCTGTCGCGCCTTCGAAATCAGCAGCTGTGCCGAGCTTGGTGCCAGCCGTCACTGTCTGGCCCTCGATCACGGCCCTTGCTCCCATGTGCGTGATAAAGTAGTCAGTTCCCGACTCGCCGTGCATGTACAGACTCCACGCAAACGGTCCATGTGGTCCCTCGGGAAGCCCAGAAGCCGGATCGTGTCCGCTGAACCTGGTTATGCGTCCGTTCTCTGGCGCGACGATTGGCTCTCCCGCGTGGATCCACCAGTCGTATGCCTCGTAGCCAGCAAGACCTGACGTTGCGTGCTGGCCCCCGTGATTTGTGCCGTTGATGAGGTAGTCGTGCCCCTTGACACTCGGCTGGACAAGAGCAGTTGCAGTCTGATACTGCTTCGGGTTCGTCCCCTCGTCTTCCGGCACGTATGTGTCCCATTGCTTCGTGCTTGGATCGTTGCTCTCGGCAGGCTCCGGCAAGATCGGCCTCGGCTTCTTCAAAGTGATTTCAGCCTCCGTGGTGAAAAGCGACCGGCTAATTCTGTTGACCAGCCACCGTCCGTTGACAGGACCCATATCGACGAGTTGCACAACGGATCCCGGTGGAGCCGTCCACCGGGAAGCTCTGCATTTCACCGTCACGGTGGCAGACTTCTTCCCACGATCGTAGTCGAAGTCGATTGTGTCGATCCCGGTGGTCTGCTCGTCGATGGTCATCTGCGGGCGACTCTTCATGAGCGTGTCATCGCTAATCCAGTAGAAAACCCCGCTGACGAAGAACGCACGAACGGAAACCTCGTCAGCGAGTCGCTGGATACAGCGCCATGAGTTCTCTGGTAACCACTTCCCGGTCCCAGTATCGTCTGGCTCTCCACGATAGAAGAGATATTGCCCGCCAAGTCCACCGATGTCGACGTTCTGGGTGTTCGATTCGGAGAGAGGGATCTCATTGTCGGTGCCAGGAACACCGTACACCGTGGCGAACCTCTCCGCCTCGACGCGATGGAGCGCATATCGCTCTGGAAACCTTGAATGCTGGACCGCCTGGCAGAGAGGTCCATAAGGCATGTGCGGATCACCGTTAAAGACCCTAATCGCTGCATTATAGAACAGGCGAGCAGAGGTAGCGGGGTTCATGCGGTCGAGAGTTGATCCCCAGCTGGGCCGTTGCTGGAAGACGCCGCAGCTGTCTCCATCGGAATTTGCCTCATCGGGGTTGGTCAGATGCGTCTCGGTGATCGCGGTCATGATCGCGCACACGAGAAGCTTCCTGTTGACTTTCATCACCATACCAACATCGAGGATCATTTCTGCGATGTCCAGCTGAGCATCGGTGGGCGGATTCCCGTCGACCAGAAGATCGGCTCCGGTGGGTGAATCGCTCCGCTTCGGACCGGTCCCCTCTGGGACGTTGCCAGGTCGTTTGGCCGTGTTGTTCTGGGCAGATCGTGGTAGACCACGAGTGCGGAAATAGTCGCCAGACGAACCTGACGTACTGCCTGTTTTGTCCGACCACCTGTTCTTGTCCTTGGGCTGCTCGACGGGCATGACCGTGTGAAGCTCAGGCATGACGACCGGGATCTTGAACTCTTTGACCTCTCGAATCAGGTTGAGAATGAACTCTGCGCGCGTGACCTTCGTGCGATTCGCCTGCTTGAACTTCGCATAGGTTCGCAGCACAGCAATCTCTCTATCTTCAAAGAGGCATTCCAGGTCACTGCCATTCTTGTTGACTTGCGCCAGCCGGAACCACAGTCCATCAATCTTGACGTCGGTCGCCTGACTCAATCGCCCCGAGCGCAGAATCTCTCTGTCATCGTCATTGAGCTTGACGTGCAGGGTGCTGGCTCCCTCGATAGTCCGCTCGATCACGATGTCCGTGACGAAGTCGATGACGTCGATACCCTGCGAGTCCTTGAGTCGGAATACCAGGTGACTGAGATTGACGTCCCCAAGCCCTTCCAGCTGCGTAGTCTTGAGTTTGGAGCGCTCAAGTTTCTCGCGCGCAGTAGGCTTGATCTCAGTTGATGGGGTCTTCTTCGCAGTGGTTTTCTGAGCGCCAGCACCAGGAGGTCCGAACACGATCTGGTCTGTATACTGATTGACCAGAAGGTCTCCCTCCCACTCAAGGGGAGATCCGATGATCGCGTACTTCGACTCGTCAGAGAAACTCGTGTCATATGGAGTCTTGTACGTGTCCGGGAAATGTTGCCCCTCATGCCAGTCAGCAGCGATGACCGGTTCGTGCTTCCAGAACCCACGCATGTCGTAGTCGACTGTGCCAGCATTGACATTAAAGGGGACATTTTTAGAGGCCACCCACGCCCGGAAGTCGCGCTCTTCTGCATCTGTAAGAGATTCCTGGTACGGGCCAGGGATCGCCCACTCTTCCATGTAGGCAAACGCAGCCTCATAGTAAGCTGGGCCTTCCTGCGTAAAGAGTGGAGGCCCAATCGCCATTTAGAAGCGACGATCCTGATTAGAATTCGCAGTCTCAGGGATCTTGATGATGGATCCTGCTGCGACGCTGGACCCGCGATGTCCATTCGCCTCCGCGATTACTTTCCACTGGGCAGCATCGCCGTATTCACGGGCGGCGATGCTCCGAAGACTCTCGCCATCCTTTACCGTGTAAAGATGGTATCCGGGGTTGCTGTTGTTGGACTTGTGCTTTGTGCGGCTTCTGTCGGTACCGGGCATGTCGCCGCGAGTCTTGACCAGATCAGGCTTGATCGATTCCAGTAGCGTCAGATTCGCATCCTGCCGCACTCGGAAGCGCTTCCCATTCCTAAGAACCCAGATCGCCATGTTGCCCCAGGAAATGTCAGAGATCACCCAACGATCACCCTGTCGCGGCACACCGCCGGTGATGAAAAGCTCCGGCGGTGGGGTGAACGCGCCAGGAGACTGAGCAAGACGAGAGAGGTTAGTGCATGGACCCTCGACGCTGTTCTCTTCTGCCCAACCGTCGAATAGGATCGGGACTTGCATCGAAAAGGGTGCTCGACCCGTCCAATTTGTGATCCCAGGCCGGTGGGGACGATCGACAACATCCCACGCGCCGTATCCTCCAGACAGGATCGGCGGACCTGCCCCGCGCAGGCAGACAACCTGTGGAAGATGGCTCGCGATCGGCCTAAGGATATAAGTGTCGGCCATTAACGCCTCGCTGCTTTCGTCTCGTTTGCACGTGCGACCGTTTCGGCCAGGACACGACCATCGACCACGAGCTTAACAATGATAGTCCCTCCGCCGCCGGCCATTTGACCGCCAAGATCGAGTTCGATGGGGGACGACTTGCCAACAGGGGTTACCCGTGCACCGCGTGGGAGCTGCAGAAGCTCTGGTCCGCGCTCACCTACCCAGCCGATACCACCACTCGCAACGGAAACTCCTGTTGCTGCGGTTGGTCCAAGCGGAGGAAGAAGTGATCGGAAAAGCTCACTCTTTCCGCCCATCCCCTTGACAAACCACCTGGGCAGCTTGATGACCCAGTGATAAAGGTCAACAACCGCATTCTTCACGTAGACTACCGCACCCCTGAGATGCCCGAACAGATCGATCAGCAGGTCGATAGCCTTGATCATGGTCCCAAAGATGGGGATCATGTACCAGTGAGCGACCAGCCAATGCCAGAGGTCCTTCATCTTGTCTCCGAACGCCTTCCACTTCCAGATCAAGATGACGAAGATAGCGATGAGAGCGACAGCCGCAAGGATGATCCATGTGATCGGGTTTGCCAGGAGTGCGATGGTCTGTGCCCAGATCGCCGGAACAGTGGCCCAGACTGCTACAGCGAATCCCCACATCGCGCGACCAGCCTTGGCTATCTTCCCCTCGTTCATGAAGACAGACTTCCTGAAGACGCCGCGATTCTGGATAACCTCGACCGTCTTGGTGGCGAAGAGGTAGCTCCTAATCGCTCCGACCAGACCCCTGAGAGACTTCGCTTCCAGGCCCATCCAGAAGACGTATAGCTTCTTAACCTTCGTAGCTCGCCCTGTTACGAATGTCGCAATGGCGGTTGCTGCAGACCAGATCTTCGTAGCGAACGCCGCCGCAAGAGTAACAGAGCGCTCGATGATGAGCAGGCCGATGATAACCGCAAGCGGGTATTTCAGAACCTCAAGCGCATGGCCGATTGCGCTCAACCCGAACGCCAGCATCGGAAGGGTGTGCTCACCCGGAGACAACGAAACCCACGCGATGAGGAACGACTCCGCCAGAGGCTGGAGAACATCGAGAAGCTCATGCAAGACATCTGTCAGGTTGGTGAACAGGCCGGCTAGGTTGGTGCCCTTGCCTAGCTGCTTGTCTACGTTCGCCAGGACGCCGGTGAGGCCACCCTCCTGGAACGCCTTGTTTGACGTGATCGCGATGTGGATCAGCAGCGGGAGGATCTGATTCGACAGCTGGTCGTACCAAGGCTTCGTGATCGCGCCGAACAGCTGCGACCCGTAGTCACGTAGCGTGGTCAGTCGACCAGTGAACGTCTTCTGGAAGTCGGCGCTTGCGCCACCGAACTTCTCGCGCCAATACGCGGTGATGGCGTCGATGGCGAGTTTAGATGGGATGCCCAACTGGCCGATCTGGCCAAAGTCCTCTGGGCCAACCCCAAGTCTCTTCTGGAAATCTTCCGGCGAGAACAGACCCAGCTCCTGCAGCTGCCGAAGATCCTGTCCGAGGACACGCCCGGCGGTTCTCATTTGACCGAGAGCCAGGACAGCCCTGTCGATGGCGTCCCCGCCAAGACCCATTCCCGCGACGGCATCTGCGGTGTCGCGCAGGAGGGCATTCGACTCGTCGATGGAGAATCCGAACGCGAGGAACTTGCGCGTAGCATCGACGACTTGAGTGAACTCGAACGGCGTGTGCGCAGCCAGTTCGAAAAGTGTGTGCAGTTCCTGGTCAGCAGCCTCTGTAGAGCCGAGGAACCTGGTGAACGCCAGCCGGTTCAGCTCCATCGACTGGTTGAACTTGAAGCCCATCGCTCCAGCGGCAGCTACCAAACCACCGAGTGCGAGCGTGACTCCGTAGACCGTACGACGAACCGTGAACATGGCCTGGTTGAACCAGAATCCATGGTTCCCAGCGGTCCGCAGGGACTGGCCCGTCCGGTCTGCAGCGTGTCCGACTTGCCGGACAGACGCACCAGCGGCTCTCGCTTGCGCGATGAAGCGCTGCGCGTTCTGCATCTCCAGACGGACCATCACCCACTGCGGTGTGCTCACGTCTTAACAGCCTTCCAGATCGAGTTGGCGATGTCCTGGGCCAGCGACTTGTCGAGTTCCTGACGGCGACGGATCCACCGCTGGCTGATATAGAACATCACAGCCTGGTCCACGAAGTTGTCTGACTCAAGGAATCGCATGGGGTCCATCCCGGCGAGGGCGACATCGACCGCCAGATGAATGGGGTTCGTTCCACCATCATCCTCGCCTAGGGCCGTTCCCCCAGGCTCGCCATGAACTCGTTGTTGGCGTTCTGAGTGGTCCCAGCCATCCAGCCGGTGACGACCTGCGCATGTTGCAGGATCGCCGGCTCGTTGTACCCGAAGACGGCTTTGACGACCTCACGTGCTGTGTTGGCCTCCACCCCGAGAAATTCCGCCATCCGGGGTCCATACAGGACCGGGGGTTCGTCCGGCCCGAAGGATTCCGCGAGAGGATGGAATTGCTCCCCGTCGTAGTAGTAGAAGCCCTCGCAGGATGCGACCAATGCATCGATCGCAGAGTAGAAGGCACGATCGATGTCGTCCTTGTACTCCCGGTTGATCTTGTTGCTGATCCGCTTGATGTCGCCGTCGACGGTCAGAAGACGGTACTTCACGTAGAGCGAATCGTAACCAGGGATCGCCTCCATCAAGGAGTGATCACTGGTCATCCGCTTGTGCTGCTCGCGGATGGAGTCGAGGATGGAATTGGGAGCCGCCGGAGCGGCCCCCACTTCCGTGATGCTCTCTGAATCAGTCATGGTGCCTCCCGTGGTGACTGATGGTTACCCAGCCTTCTGCATACCAGTGGGCATGCCGTCGACCGTGAACTCCATCTCGATCAGACCTGCGTCCGACGAGGTGGAGTCGTGGTCCGGGAACCCCACGCGCTTGAGGATTCCACGGTAGACGATCGGCTTGCCCCAGACGTTCCCTTCCTGGTCGAGGGGCTGCTTGGTGATGATGGCCCGAGCCTTGCCGACCCAGCCGATCAGCCGGTCAGACTCGATGTGGTCGCGTCCCAGCTTGTAGAGACGCCGGATGGTGAGGTTCTCGACGGTCCGTGAACCTCCGAGGGATTCGGGGTCTTTCATCCCTCCGGGCTTCCACGTGAACTCTTCCGAGTCCACATCGCCGCCCTCCTGCTGGTCGTACGTGCCGAACCCGATGGGGTTGCTCTGTCCAGGCGGAATGATGCCCACCTTGACATCCCAGGTGTCAGCACGTGTACCGCCAGGAGTCGTCGACATAGTTCACCTCCCTTCTACAGCGTCTGCTGGACGGAGACCTTGACCAGTTCCATCTGCACGAACTCTGCGAATGGGCTGATCCTCACGGCGACGACGAGATGCAGCTCGCGGGCTGCGATCGTCTCGTCCGTGTTGACGTTCGGGTACGAGGCGTCGACGTTGAACGCCTCTGCGGGAGTCGATCCGTAGAGCGAATCCGCCTCGTACATCGGCTGCAGAATGCCGGTCATCTCCCCCTCGATCTGGGAGAACAGCCGACCACGACCGTCGATCTGGTCGAACACGTGCGATTCGAGGACCCGACCCCCGAGCGCCGCGATCTGCATCAGCAGGCGAGAACCGCTGAACTCGACCCAGTTCGGCTCGGCCACCGGGTCGACCACCGTCCGGTATCCGTACGTCCGGATGCCGCCGAACTTGGTGATGGCGATGTCTACGCCATGCTCGTTGAGGTCCTCCCGGTCGGCGTCCGACCATGGCACCTGGCTCAGTCCCGTCGCGAAGAGGGACATCCCCAGGTCACCCGCCGACGCCACGTTCGCCGTGTACGTAACATCGTTCCGTGCGATGATGCCCGCCTCGATTGCTGAGTACGGGATCGTACGAGTGGTCCCCGCCACGACGCCAGGAACCTTCGCCCATGGGGAGAATGCGGCACCCCAACGGCGGTTGAGGCCCATGGCCGCGACCGCTGCCTTGAGCGTGGACTTCGACGACGAGTCCGGCAGGTCCAGGAGAGCGACCCGGTTCCGAGCCTCGGCGTGGTTCAGCAGGGCCGTGTGTGCCGTGCCGGTCGTGCGACCCGGCATCGACACCTGCCCAGGACCGAGGTCCTTGGAAATGGCATCGAGCGCGGTCTGCCAGTTCGCATCGACCGCGTTGACGCGGTCGTCGGTGCCGCCGGTCAGAGCCGACAGAGCAACGACCGCCGGGTCGAGGGCGGACGCGCCGAGCGCGATGGTAACCCAGTCGTTCTGTGCGCCCCACGCGACAGCGGCTGCGTTGTCGAGAAGATCGGTCGACCTCTCGATTTCCACACCGCCACGGTAGAGGACGAGAACGAACGAGCCGCCGACGCTACCGGCGACGACCGCAATCCCGAGGGTGTTCCCCCAGTCGCCAGGACTCTTGGCGGTGACGACGAGAGAGATCGCCGACGTTCCGTCCAGCAGGTTCTTCGACGAGATGATTGCCGCCGGCCCGACGACACGACTCACGTAGACCCTGCGACCTCCCTCGTGGAAGTAGCCGTCGAGCCAGTCGTAGACGAACCCGTAGGTCACGCGATCGCCGAAGATGCGGACGTAGTCGGACATGTTCCGGCAGAGAGCCGGGACGAGCGGACCCCTCTCCGTGAGGCCCACGACGTATGCGACTCCGACATCGGTTGGCGCACCGCGGGGAGGCGGAAGCTCGCGGATGACGACTTCAGTTCCCGGACGTGGCATTTACTTCTTCACCCCCTTCTCTACGAGCGCGACAACTTCGTCACGAGTGGCGTCTTCCGGCACATCAATGCTGAGTGCCTCGGCGACTGACAGCCATTCTGTCTTCGCTGCGTTCTTCGACGGCAGAATGGCCTGGACATCGGGAGCCTCTGGAGCCTCGATCAGCTGACCCTCCTCGATGAGGCGCTTGTTGTGGTCCGCATCGGTGGCATCGTCGTCCAGTTCGACGTAACCACCTGGCTCGATGACTCTTCCGTCATCCAGATCCTCGATGTGATTGCTCACATTTCTGTATCTCATGTTTCCCTCCTCTCTAGCTGTCGAGTGGCTCACCCGGCATTCGCCGGAACAAATGTAGGAAAGTGGTGAGTACACGACCCCAGACGCTGCCAGGAATCGTGTCTGGCGTGGGAGGAACTGTCTCCCGTGGACCGCCCTCGCGGTTGATGATGTTCTCTACCTCGAAAACCATGGTGATAGCTGATGAGGCCATCGTGCGGGTTCCCTGCGGATCTGTCGTCGCTTCGTTGTAGTCCTCAGCCTCCCATTCGACCCCAGCGGCGACCCCACCGAGAGTTCTCTTCTGCAACAAGATTGCCCTGACGGCAGCAGCGTAAATCTGGTTGTTCCTGTTCGTCGTGGTCTTGTCTATCCCGTGGCAATAGGTCAGGACAGTTACTCGCCAGAATCCGCTGTAACGTCCGTCCCCGTACATGCGCGGTGGTCGGGCCATCCCGGTGTTGACCACGACCACCGCTGGCATCTGTTCCTCCGGCCAACGCGCCTGATCGTTCCGGACGTTGTATGATCTTGGAGGTACCAGATGATTCGGATCGTCGAGCGAATGGGCGATGCCGTTCTGCAGACAGAGATCCTTGATGTATGTCGGCATCCAGTTCCGCAGAGTGGCCTCAGCTGCGTTATCCAACCGATTTGCGGAGAAGATCGGCTCGATGACGGAGATAGAGCCACCGTGATCCGGGTCTGGGACCGGAGGAATGTCCGGGTTGAGAAAGATCGTGATCGGCTCGACAGGGTTGACGATGCGACCTGCGATCGGGGATGTGTAGATCGCCAACCCGAGAGCGATGTCAGCGTCATGGTCCGTCTGCGGGGCCAGGATTGCCTCGCTCGGGCCGATGACTCCGGCAGCCACGAGCGCATTCGCGGCCTGAGACGGAGTCATGCCGCGCACGTCCGGGACCATGACGACTTGGACGCCCATTATCTGAATGGTCCAAACGATCGGCCAAGGGGTCCCTTGGACAGTTTCTGAGAGATAGCCATCATTCGGGCGATCTTCATGATGTGCCGCTCTATCTCCTTGGCGAAGGCCTGCTGATCATCGAAGGTGAAACGGATGAAGGGGCGCTTCTTCATGTTCCCCTCACCAGTCTGGTGCAGACGCCCGTAGTTGTATGACCCACGCCTGCTTTTGCCTTTGCGCTTCCGTGGCATCGATTTCGGTGCAAAGACGATGTGGGTTTTGAGGATCCGAGCACTCTGGTACGGATGACGAGGAGAAGTCATCGCGTCCCGTAGCGTACCGGACGAGACTAGAACTCCTGGCCCCAAGCCGAATCTCGCTTTCTCGTCGATGGTCACAGGAGTGTTCGGTGGCCAAGGCTTGAATCCGCCTCGTGCGCCCTCCGTGTCGAAGGTTTCGTCGACGATGTCCAGGATGACCTCGTAGATTTCCTCCATCGCCGGCTTGACGTTGGTGGCCTGCCAGCCCAGAGATTCGATCGCGGCAGCCGCCGTCTCCACGCCGAACGTCTTGATAGTGAACTCTACGGGGTCAGCTGGCACTACATCACCGTCTGCCAGCCAACCAGGCCGCCATCGTTTGCAGGGAAGTAGTATTCCGGCATCCCGCCTGTGCCCGTATCCGGATCTGCATCTGGGTCACGACTGATCGCTTCCAGAAGCTTGATCAGGTTCTCGTCGTACAGGACCTTGTACTGCTCGTACGGGGAGATGTTCGCGGCGACCTGCTCCGGGAAGTAGGTCAGCTCAACGAGCATCGCTGTGCGAAGCGCGGTCAATCCCCTAGCGTCGTCGTAAAACTCTGCCGGTACCTCGCGCCCCAGGTCGCGGGACACGTCACGGACGGCGACCTGGATCAAGCCCTGGACCTCTTCCGAGGTCGGGCGGGTCTCCATCGTGAAGTAGCCGAGTTCCTGGCCGGTGGGGATGATGGTCCTGGTCCTGAGCAGACCTCCGACCATGGCGTTCGTCGGCGTGTAGCTGTAAGCCGGCGTGTTCTGGATGGGAGTGGTTGGCTGCTCCTGATCACCGGTGCTGTCCAACCAGACGATGCGATACCAGCCACCGGTCTGGATCGTGGCAAGCTCGGTCGTGAAGGAGCGCGACTTCGGGTGGGCAGGGTCCGTGTCGAGCGGCGTGATGTTCTTCACTTCCAGAGCAACCCATGGCCCTTCGCGGTTCATGGATTCCTCGATGCGCGCCTGGGTCCACGGGAGGGAGTCGAACCTCGCGGTGGGGGTCCAGTCTGTGAAGCCGACAACGTACATTAGCTCACACTCCCCGGATTGGATGTGACCAGCTCTCCGCTTCTCCCTGGACCGGAGAGTGCTCCGGCAGCCCCGAATACCAGCTCGCCACCCGCCGTTTCAGGGAGAACCGTGGCGGGGTCTCCCTGGAACGAGGAGGCCGCTAGCAGTAGCTCCCGCTCCGTTATCAGGCCCAGAGTGAAGAGTTTGTAAAGCGCTGCGTGGTATGGAGCCTCGCGCTCGATCAACTGGGAGAGGTTCGCGATCTTCGATGTGACGAGGATGCGCCCGCTTTCCCGCTCGACCACGAAACCGATTGTGATGATTTGGCCACCCTGGCTTGTAGTCGGCATCGGGAACTCGCGCTCGACGACAAACCCCAAAGAGGCAATGCGTGAGGCTGTTAGCGGCCTCACAGCCTCACGCTCTGTCACAAATCCTGTGGTATACAGCTTGCTCAGCGACAGCAGGAGCGAGAACTCCCTCTCTGTGATCTGAGAGAGAGAAGCAAGCTTGGCCGAGGTGAGAGACAGACCTGTCTCGCGCTCGGACACAACTCCAAGGGTTGCGCGCTTGTCGAGAGAGAGGCTCACAAGAGATTCCCTCTCGCGCAGCAGACCCAAGGTCACTGTCTCGGAGATAGATAGAGAGAAGATTCCATCCCTCTCGACAACCATCCCCAGGCTGATCGTCTGACCAGCACCGATGGAAATGCCGAACAAAGACTCGCGCTCTGTCAACAGACCCAGAGTCGCCAGCTTCGCCATGGTCAGCGGACGCGGTAGCTCGCGCTCGACGATGAGGCTCAGCGAGACGACCTCGGATGCGGTTAGCGGAAGAGTGGTCTCTCTCTCGGTGACGAGACCCAGGGTCAGCGACTTGCTCATCGAGAGGGCGAACGAATTCTCGCGCTCTGGAACCATGCCCAGTGCTGCGATCTTCGTAACAGGCGATGCCAGCCCGAATTCCTTCTCCAGCAGTAGGCTTAGCGTCGCAATTTCGCTCATCACTAGGGCGAAGGAAGATTCCTTCTCCTTGACCTGCCCCAGGGTGACAGTCTGCCCGACTGCGCCGCCGGTCTTTGCGACTCCAACCCACACGTACCACGGGTCAGCAGCTGCCATCGTGATACGGTTGGCCGGGATGGCCACTCCAGCTGTGACCGTGGCACAGGTCTGGATGCCCATCGCCCCGTCGTTGCCGGTGGTGGACAACATTTCGGCAACCGGCTCGGACCACTCGATCGTCTCAGTAAGCTCATCAGCCGGCGTGATTGCGTTGTCGTCGCCAACCCAGATCAGAGCGATCCCGAGGTCGTTGTCAGCAGCGGCAGGCCCAGCTGACGGAGTTTCGATGGTCGAGTCAGTCCCGGTATTCGTGCTGGTGCCGGTGAACGGGTCACCTGTTGTCGTACCGAATCCGGTGAAGCAGTACATCCTGCCGATGAAGAAATCTGTCGCGGTCGTACGGGTGACAGTCAGACTCCCGGACTCGGATCCGGTTGCCCACTTGTACCACGCCGCGATGCAGGTCCCTCCGATGGTGCCGACCGTACCGAAGTTCACGTCGGCAGAGAGTCCTGGCAGTCGGGACCACCCGGATGGGTCGTTGAACCCGGTCGAGTGAATGCCTGCCTCTACCTGCAAGATGAGAAGATCCCCCAAAGAAACCCCTGAGGGATAGGCAACCGCGATCGACGCGTCATTGTTGACCTCGTCCGCGCCAGCCCCAGCTGACTCGAAAGTAACCGGTCCGCCCGGTGCGCCCCCACCCTGGATAACGTCGGAGAATGTGCCTGCTTCCTTCTCCGTAAGCAGGTTGAGAGTGGCCAGCTTCGCTATGGACGACGAGAAAGAGAGTTCCTTCTCGACGACGATTCCGAGTGTGTGGATCGCTCCCCACGCGGCTGGGAAGCTGGACTCTCTCTCTGTAATGAGAGCGAGCTGCACCTTCTTGTCGATGGCCAGGATAAGGGGAAGCTCCTTCTCCTGGACAATGGCCAGACCCGCCGTCTTGGCAGAGGATGCCGCGAAGAGATTCTCTTTCTCCGCGAGGATCCCCATCGTCGCGGTCTTGGCTGCGGCGGTAGACAGCAGATGCTCGGACTCGACGACCTGTCCAAGCGTGTAGGTCTGGCCCGTAATGGTGGAGGTAGCAAGGCCTGTCTCCTTCTCAAGGAGAAGACCGAGAGTCGCTGTCTCCGCTACGGAAAGAGCGAAAAGCGGCTCTGCCTCAACGACCATCCCGAGTGTGACTGTCTGTGGACCAGACTTCGGGATCGGCGCGTGACGTACGTTCCTCATCTACCGAACCCCGCAGGAGCAATAAGTCCGCTCCGCCGACGAGACCAGCGCTGAGTAGGAACCTTGGCAGCTGCTGCTGCACCCCAAGACCAACCGGGGGGATCGCTCACCAGGGTGATGCCGCCGGAGCGTGAAGACTCATTGGCCCCGTTCCCAGCACGATCGGTCTGAGATGCGATCGTCTCAAATCCCCAGAGCGCTGCGCCTGCGCCGGTGAACACCGACTGCCAAGACGTGAACGCCGTCATGTTCAGGCTCTCAAAGGAAGCCTGAGACAGGTTGGACTTGATCAAGCCTACGCAGCAGAAATCTGTGTTCGTGTCGTCGAGCAGACCAGCCTCATTGCCGATCAGGTGTCTGTATCCGCTCCCTGCGGTTGTGGCATTGCTGCCTGGGTTCGTCTCGTTCTCACTGGACCATGCACCCGCGCCGATCTTGTATCTCCAGACCCAGTTGCCCGCGCTTGTTCCACCTGTCCACGTGAACCCCATGATGATCCAGTTCGTCGAATCGGCGAATGTAGCCGTCGAACTGAACGGGTTCGCAGTGGTCATATCTGCGGCAATCTGGTCTGACGGGTTGAACTCGTACATGTAGGAGTAGTTGCCGGTCGACCCGTTGTCGATCGCATGCAACCCATGCCACGACCCTGTCGAAAGTCGCTTGAACAGCGTCGCCCCGGACAGGGCCGAGTTGCGGAAGGCGTAGCCATTGAAGGCTCCAATGGACGCCCGCCAGAATGGATCTGTGCCGTTAAGCCGGTACGACATTAGCCGATGTCCGGCTCCGGCGGGTTGGCACGAGGCCACATTCTCCGATAGGACGGATCACCGGTCGCCGCCCCAGGCTCCTGGTCACGGTCATCGGAAAAGATGAGCACCTTGGAGCCAGCCTGCATCCCTCTGTTGTTCAGCTGATTGTAGGCAGCGTTCCCGAGCTGATCGGCTGTCTGCTTCACCGTGACGAACTGTCGGCCTCTCCAGCCGAACCCATAGCGGCTTCCCTCAAACCCATCGAGATACTCATCCTCGGGAGGGACCCCACCGGGTTCGTATTTGTCGGATGAGTTTGCCGCCAATGCGAGATCCTGATCACGCGCATTACGACGAGGGTTGGTGACGCTCGCACCCATCCCCTCGTAGATAGCTAGAACCTCGACGATGAAGACCGTCACGCGTGTTCGGCCTGGTAGTGGGCCTTGTACGCGTTCTCCGACACCTCGGTCGTGTAGCTGGTCACGGGAAGCTCGTCATAGCCCCCCGCCTCGACCTGGGTCCCTGTCTCAGAGAACTCTTCGTCGCAGATGGGGCAGACCCTCACGAATCCGCCCCCATCCACGGCGATGATGCGACCCTGCGGGATTTCCAGTTCCGGTGTAGACATCATTCCTCCCAGATGATCCATGGGATGCAGTTCACGCCCGCCGGTGCGAGCGACCGGATCCGCAGGAACCTTGACAGCTTGACCCGAGGCATCTTCTTGTTGGAGTCCGGATACCAGAGCGAGTACCCGCTCTGCGGATGGACCTCTTGTGCGTCCAGAAGACGAGAAGCACCGATGGTCCCCTCGACTGTTGCGTTGTACCCCGTTGCCGTCGTGCTTCCGACGCAGAGGCTTGCTTCGTCGTTGTCATCACCCCACTTCTCTGGGGTGAAAGACGTGACCGTTGCCGCGACATCGACATCGATGAATGAGACCGGGATCGGAGAGTCGGTGACTACGATCCCGTCGAAGCTGATTCCCCACGCGACGACATACAGGCCGGTCGTTGAAGGAGTAGCGACCTGCAGGAGCGTCTTGATCGCCGTACCAGTCGCGACCTCCACGACTGCATGCGACGCCTTCGGGATGGCGATGTATGTCCCCGACATGTCAGTCCTGTGAGCGCCAGATGCCGCTGGCGTTGACCGCGATGGTCAGCTGGTTGCCGTCCGTCACGATGTTGACGTTGAGGAGCAGGCACGGGACGATGTTGGCGTCCGTACCGGACGTGGTGTCGGCGTCGTAGCCGACGACGAGCTTCTGGATCGTGTTGTTGGACGCGCCGCCTGCGGTCGCGAAGACCCAGTCCGGCATGTCCAAATCGAACCGGTTGTTCGTGTCGTCTGGAGACGGGAGTGCTGCGAGGTCCGAGTCCGTGACGATCTTGCGGGCGTAGCTCGTGAACGTGGCCTCGGTGTTGGCGGCGATGAGCGTCGCCAGGGTGTCGAAGTCACGGAGTGTGTCGTCCGCGTCCAGGCCTGTGTCCTGGAGGAGAACGTAAACGAAGGCGCTGTTCGCTGGCGAGTTGTTCTTGACGTTGTCGTAGTACTGGACCATCCGACCACGTGCGATGTTCGCCATTACGTCCGAACCGGCCATCTAACCTCCTCTCTTACGTTAAGGGGGGACCGAGCGTGATGTCTCGGTCCCCCCAATCGTAGTGGCTGCGGCCTACTACGACTCGTATGCCTGGACGTCGGCCTTGGTGATGGTCCCACCGGACCCGGATCCCGTCACCTGGGAGAGGTCGATCCCCTTCTCCGCCGCGTACGTCTTGGCGGACTCGGTTGCGTCGACCTCGGTCTCGCCTTCCGGCTCTCCCTCCGGCTCGGGGGTGCCCTCGCCCGGATAGACCGGCTCGGACGGCGGATACTCCTGATCGTCCGGAGTTCCCTCGACTTCGACCGGCGGGGGGTTGTCCGGTGGGGCCGTTCCCTCGACACCTTCCGATCCGGACGGCGCGACGCCGGAACCGACGATTGCCGCGATCCCTGCGATGAGGTAGTCGCGGTCGTCCTGCTCTTCCGGCCCGTTCCAGACCTGGCCGATCGCCTCGACGAACTTCGGGGCGAGTGTCGGGTCGCGGGTGACGATGGTCGTGATCGTGTCCTCTTCGGGGTTCTCCCGCTTGAACCACTCCGCGATCTGCCAGACCTGCATCTCCTGGAAGCTCAGGGGGTGAGGGACCGACGTCCCTGGAGTGGCTCCCGGATCGTTCCCGATGCCGGGGGTAGCGGGTGTGGAGAGAACGTCGCCGCGCGGCTGCGTGAGAAACCCTTCGACCGGCAGGGTCGAATCGGTCACCCCCGCGTTCATCGCGTCGACCTCCGCCTGCGTGAAGAAGTGACCTTCGAGGTCGTACTTCCGCAGGTAGTAGTCGGTCAGCCCGTAGACCGTGTTGGGCGAGTTGCCCATGTCGTCGGTCGATACGCGCTGACCGTGGCGAGCTTGCCGCTCCGCCATCATCTGCTCGCCAGGGCGCAGAGGATCGTCCACTGGCGTGAAGAAATGGATCAGGAGCGACTTGACGATTCTGGTTGCCATGTCCCTCCCCTCCCTAGCCCGCGAGTCCGGTGAACTTGAGCAGACCGAACGGGTTGTTGACGAAGAACAGCGGGCGGACCGAGGACTGGACCCACGTCTGCTCGATCCCGTTCGGGTCGTCCCACGAGCGGGACTGCAGCGGCTGCTCCAACCGCATCTCCCCGACCATGCCCTCTGCGACCACGTACGCCGTGCCCGCCGCGACGCGGTTCGTCACGAACAGGCTGATGTTGAAGCCTTCCAGAACGGCGTTGAGGTTGTCGCCGTAGATGGAGGCGAGGTTCGCGTACTCCTGCGGATTGAGGATCCACAGGGTGTACTGCATCCCCATCTCTTCGACAGCCGCCGTCGAGGCCGCCTTGCCGAAGTCCCTGGCCGGCCAGAGCGTGTGGTTCGACGCCGACGAGCCGGTGGTGACGACGGTGGACCAGTTCACGCCGGTCACCGTCCGGGAACCGGCGGTGATCGCGGCGTCGATCTTCGCGATGCCGATCTGGTTGATCTTGCGGACGATCGTGTTGGCGAGCTGGCGGACCGCCGTCGTGAACTCGGAGACGTTGTTCCGATCCCTGGCTTCCCAGGTGATCCGGAACTTGCCGCCCCACTTCTCCACGGTGGCGATCTTCGGGACGCGCCGCTGGAACGTGATCTCCGGGAATTCCATCCCGGCTTCCACGCGCTGCACGTCACGAGCGGCGTAGGCGTCGTTCGCCTCGACCTCGGTGTAGACCACCGCACCGCCGGTCACACCGCCGCCGTTCGTGAAGACCCGGTCGACGAAGAACCGCTGCAGCGTGATGTCCACGATCATCGGCGTCACGACCTCCGAGACGTTCCGGAGCGCGAAGTCGACGGTGACCGTGGTCCCTGAGATCGTCGGTGGCGCGAGCGGGTTTACCACCGCTCCCGGCTGGAGGGCTGCTGCCACTCCCGGCTCGGCGCGGGCAGCGACGAACCTCTCGCCGTGGCCCAGGTCGTGGCCCTGTGCGGCGAGCTTCTCGACGCTCAGCCTGTCGAGCTGCTTGAGCAATGTCTGCATCATCCCTCCTTTCTAGCCGTTGTAGAGGGCGACTTCGGTGTACGCACCCGAGGAAGACCCGGTGCATGCGAACCCGATGGCCACGCCCGCTGACTTGGTGATGACCTGACCCGAGCCGTTGACCTCGACCTCCGCGCCTGCGGCGATGTTGCCCGCCGATTCGATCGGCACGACGCCACCGCGAGTGACGCCGACCTTCGCTCCGGATGCCGCATCGGTGAGGGCGACGCCGAAGATCCGGCCTGCCGCCGTCGGTAGACCGACGAGGTAGTTCCCGCCCTCGGCTGACGTGTTCAGCGCCGGACCCGAAGGCCGGTTGCCGACGATCATCACGCAGCGACCGCCTGTGATCGCGACGTTCGCGTGGCACGTGATGTCCTTGCCTGGCTTGTAGAAATGCTCGACTTCTGCCATCTTCCCTCCTTCCTATGCGGCGTCGTTCATGACGCGAGGCCGGACTCCCTGCGTGGCCTGCGCCTGGATGTTGCGGTTCCGGATCTGGACATCCGGAAGCCACTCGGCGGGATAGCCCGCCGACGTTGCGGTCTCGCTCGGCTGGACCGCCCGCTGGTTGACAGGGACGAGTCCCTCCGCCAGCGAGTCGATCAGCGCGGTCGTGCCCTCCGGGTCGACTTCCAGCGACCGGAGGTAGTGCTGGCGGCGAGAAGGAGCGAAGCGCCCCTGCTGAATCGCCGCGTCGACGATGCGCTCGCGATCCGCGCGGAGCTGGATCGCCCGAGCTTCGCGACCGGCCTGTGCGTCGGCGCGCAGCTGAGCGAGCATCGTCTGGTCGACCCGGACTGTTCCGGCGTCGGCGCGCGAGGCCACACCGGCAGGCTCGGCCACGGCTGGCTCGTCCTCGGTCTCCCCGGACTCGTCGTCGGTCGTCCCTGGATCGTCGGCTGGCGGGGCAGGCTCCGCGCCCTCTTCGCCGGCCTGGATTCCGGTGAGAAGCGGGGCGGCTCTCGCCTCGACCTCTTCGTCCGTGAGCGTCGCGTCCAGTCCGAGAAGGAGCCTGGCCGCTGCGATCTGCTCTGGTGTCATCGAACCTCCTCCTGTGCTTGCGGTTGGCCGGGATCCTTCCCGACTGTTGTAGCGGGCGGCGATTTGCGCCTGTTCACGAACTGAGGCCATCGCGTCGGCTGCGGCTGATACCGCTTCCGACCTCGCCGCGATGTCCACGTACTCGATGCGAACCGGCTGTGGCTCTCCGAACGTTGCTGCGTCGCCGTCGACACTCCACACCATGCGGTAGAGGTTGTCCTCTCCGTCGTCGACGATCAGCTCGTTGGGATCGAGGAAGATCATCCTGATCCACCACCAGTACCGGTCGCCCTGCGCCCAGTCGTCGTAAAACGCACGTCGCAGGTCGTCGACGGCGAAGGTTGCTGCCACTACGCCTTCGGCGGCACGGCAGGCCACGAACCGGCTGTTCATTCCCCTCCTTCCTGAATGGTTACAAATGACGGTTGCTCGTCCCCGTACATCAGGGGAAGATCTGCTAGGGACATCACGCCTGGGAAGCAGACACCGAGCAGGGCAAGCGCAGTCACAATGAACTGGTACTCGCGCCCCGAATTGGCATGATATCCAAACCACCCTTCGATGCTACGTGAAGGGTATGCAACAGGCATGATGTTTGCAAGCCAGACCGGTACACCAACCAGATCTGCCGCAACGATGTGTCCATCGCCCACCGTGTGCATGTTGTCGACGAAACCAAAATTTGGTGCGGCGTCGAAGACGTTTGAGTCGTTGTAGCGAGGATCGGTGTGACCGAGCTTGACCCTGGGTCGAGGTACTGTCGGATCAGAACGAGCGGCCACCGACGCAGCAAGATCCTCGAAGGTAAATGTGACGGGACCCGTTGAGGCCGGAAACTCCATCCCGACCTCGTATAGAGGGACATTGGGTACGGTGGTGAGGATTGGGAGCGGGGCAGCGGGAACACTGAGCGTAGCGGACCGAACGATACGCATCCTGTCCACTGCAACCAACGCCGCCGCATCCTCTGTTTGAGCATAGAGAGCTGACTGCTGCTTCTTAGCGTCAGCCTCAGTTGCATGGCACCCCATCACCTTCCCGGTGTCCTTGTTCTTGACAGCCCACGGCTTCGCTGCTGAACACGCCGCCTCGTCTTTTGTAACTGACCACGGCATGGGCTAACTCCTAGGGGAGTGTACCACACCCGCCGGACGGCTGCTTGAAAGTCGCGCCTCTTCCAGCTGCTCGATCTGACGTTCCTGTTCCAGAGCCAGCATCATGACCCTGGCGCGGGCTGCAACCTCCTGCTCGACGGGAGAATTGCCAGGGACGATGGGATCTGGTTGCGGATCCACTCTCGGAGTCCCCGCCTTGGGGAGTTTGAATCTCTCCCGAAGGTAAGCCTCCAGTTCGTCGTCCACCCGGATCAACTTGCGGTTGACCGCTAGAGCCAGGTCCTCGATGGACATGTCCTCGTGTTCCTGCTCCACGATGTAGACGAGGTACGGGACGTTGTTGCTGTTGTCCGTGTAGTTCCAGTCCCAGTAGTCTTCGATCACGTGCTCGTTGAAGGTGTCACGGATCCCGTCAGCGATGGTCAGCTGCGCTCCATGGGCAAGTTCGCCGAAGCTCTCTCCTAGGGCGCGCGACCCGGTCTCCGTCATCCCCAGCTCGATGACCATCTGCAGGAACACGCGGGACATCGCCTCGTCGTGATACCTGATTGACCCTACGACGTCGGTTCCTGCTCCGAGTCGCAAGAGATCAATCTTAGATCCGGCTGGGATCGCCGCCCCACCGTCCTCGGAAACTTTGAATCCTTGCGCTGCCCTTGCAAGAGCCTGAATTTCCGTTGGGGACGCCCCAGGCGCTGCGGTCCCGATTGGTACACCACCAGCGCGCTCGTGGTTGATGGCATCGACACGGAGAAGTCGGTCCTTGATGAGCCAGTTCCTGTAACAGTCTCGGTACCAGGATCGTCCAACCCAGGAACCTCCCTCCTGCTCGTTCACATAGACCGCCAGGCGATCGACTTCCAGCTCGGTCGGCTGATACAAGCCCATGTTGAACTTCTGCTTGATGCTGATCAAGCCACCATCGTCAGCGACGTTGATCTGGGCAATCGAAGTCGGTGGGATGTAGAACAGCTTCTTGATCGACCACAGCCCATCCTCTGCGATCGGGCCGACCTGCTCGAAGTAGGAATGTCCGTAGATTCCCGAGAGGAAAGCCTCGTAGAGATGCTTGTAGAAACTGAATCTCCCCTTCATGCGACCTCTGGGTCGCGGCTGCGCATCCACCACGGGAAGATTCAGGTTGTCTGCGAGCCGATTTACCCTAGCGGTATCGGCTCCGTTCGGGTGGAGCATCCAGTGATATCTACGAGGCGGAAGCGTCACAGCCCTGTAGAGAGCCGAAAGCTGAGAGTCTGTCCGCATCGTGTCGTAAGACGTGACACTCTGCGGCCATTTGAGGACAGGCACGTACTCCTGCGTGTCGATGAACTGGTTCCAGCCGAGGTCGATGCCCAGATTGCTGGACATCGGTTGCCGCTGTTTGATCTTCCCGTGTTGTGTGAGCGGCGGCGTCGACATCGGTTACGGGCGCGGCATGACGTTCGATGGGTCGGTCTTGGACGGATCGACCGGCCACGGCTCGTCCGAGCGGACCCAGTTCCGAGGGAGAATCCACTTGTAGAGATAGGGCGGGTCCTCGCCAGGAATCTCACCGCAGGTCAGCTCGAAATCCTGCGCGCCGTAGATGATGACCGCCTTGTGCGGCACATCATAGATCGTGAAGCTGACTTCCTTGTTGGCGGCGAAACCTTCGGTATTCATCGCGTTGACGATGCGATTGACCCGGAGCTTCATCTCCTCCCAGTACGGCTCCACGTTGATCTTGTCGAACTGCTCTTCACCTGTCATGTCTTGATCAACCTCCCGGCCTTGGCGAATCTCCGGACCAGAGCCACTTTCCGGAGTCTGATCATTACGTGCCCACCGTCCGTGTCGTTCCCGGTGAGCGTATTCCCCTCGATGGCCCAGAACTCGTCTGGCCCCTGGTGCCCGAACTCCCGCTTCGCTTCCTGTAGCCTGTTCGGCACCCAGCGCTGCAAATGGAGTTCCTCGACCACGATCCCCGCGTGATCCGCCACCCCGTCGCCCTGGAAATCGTAAGTTGAGATGGTACCGGTCTTGATCTGGCTGAACTTCACAGCCGACAGACCGTTGTGACCCTGCTCTGCGTCACTGACAATGGACGGACAGTAGTGGTATAGGAAATCGACCCCGGCCTCAAAGGCGCAGCGACTCACGAAGATCGCGCACCAAGGCTGGTAGTCGACCGCCCCACGGCGATACCAATCGGTGATCCCAGGGACATGGTTGCTTCCCTCCGGGTCCTCTTCCCGCCCGAGATAACGTGCCGCCTTCTGAGCCATGACCTGCTGGGCGGTGAGACGAACCTCGGCCTCCCTCCGTCTCGCAGCGATCCGACGTTTCATCTCTGCGCTAGGGACAGCTGCTCCTGAGATGAACTTGAAGAACGCCGGCCCTGCGATCTGGGTCGGCTCTGCGTAACCCAGCCAATATTTGGCCTTGAACACGGCCTGTGCGGTGAGGACCCCGTAGATGCCATCGAGGTCCCCCGCATAGAAAAGATGGCGTTGCAGGTGACGCTGCAACGCCATCACGTCAGCCCCGTGGGTGTTCGGGCTAACCAGGGTCAGGTTCCGCTTAAGAGTTGTCGTCATCTGGTTCTTCGGGCCGGGGACTGAGGACAGGGTGACAGCCATGCGACGCCTGCCCCGAATTCTCCTTTCCTAAAGAATTCGGCCCCCGGCCCGATCAACGCCGCAACCACGTCACATCACTTCTGCAAGAAGATCGCCGGTGATGGATGGCACAGGAACGTAGCGGTCTTGTGCCTCGATGAACGAATCCAGCGCTGAGGTTGCCATCATGAACGCGTCAGCTCGGTCTGGTGACGGCAGACCCCGGCGCTTCATCTGCTCCTTCGACTCGATCTGGATCCGCCCGTGCGTGACAAACCACTTGATGGAGGTCAGCTGGGCGGCCAGTTCCTCATCCAGAGGATCGATGTCGAACCGGTGTTCCTCGAAAAGCTGCCGCAGTTTCCAGTAGACCTCCGCCCTCCGGTTGGCGAACCTCTTCGGGGCGAAGGCCTTCTCACCCGAATCGAACGGGATCACGTTCAGGTCCCTGGCGCGTAGCTGGTCGACCACGCCACCGCCCACCCCGACCACATCCACAACCGCCGGGACATAATCCACCCCGTGTCCCAGCATGAACATATGGATTGCGTTGGTGGTCAGCACCGTGTCCTGCTTGTGCTTGTTGTAAACCCGTCTTACGTAGCCGTTCTGGTTCCGGTAACCCACCGTCTCGTCGGATCCAAACCGGGCGATGTCGAACCCGTATTGGCCGGTCAGCGTCGGCTCGATCTTCTTCGCCTGCGCGATCCTGACCATGTTCGGGGTGATTAGCGTGTCGTCTGAGATTTCCGGGAACAGCGCCAGAACCTTCGACTGGTAAAGTGGACTCCCGATCCCCCATTTCTTCCGTCGCTCATCCACCCAGGTCTGGGACACCAGCTGCTCGCTGACATCCTTCGGGACCGGCTCCCCCGTGAAATTCGGTGTGCTGAACGCGTCGATCCTGATCACGTTGTAGCCGCTACCAGGACGGCAGACCTGTTCGAAATAGGAAGTCGGGTCGTCCGGGTTGCCGATCGCCAGGATCCGCGCGTATTCGTTGGTCATCAGCGTCTCCAGCGCGTCCCATAGAGCTTTCGGGACACCGCCGGCCTCGTCGATGATGATCAACACATACTTGGCGTGGATTCCCTGGAAGAAATCCGCGTTGTAGTCTTGCGGCTTCCTCCCGTAGCCGATGATCTCCTCATCGACCATTTTCTCCCCTCGGTACCACTTCGCGTCGAGGGTGATCCGCCCCTCAGAGTGCGACTCCCTTTTCCGCCGACCGATCTCCCTCCACAGCAGGGCTTTCACCTGCGGGTCGGATGGGGCGGTGGTGACAAGGAAGCTCTCGGTGGGGGGATGGGCATCCAGCCACCACGTCGCGATCCCTGAGGCGATGAACGTCTTTCCTGGTCCGTGGCACGCGGGGACCGCTGTGTAACGGTGATCCCTCACCGACTCAGCGATCTGCCTCTGCTTCGACCAGATGAACCTCTTGCATCTTTCCCGGATCCACCCGACCGGGTCTGCGATGTGCGGGTCCAGCGGTGGGAAGATCTGCTCAAGTGCTCGTTTACGGACCCTCAGGGGGATCCCGGCGCTCACTCCACCACCTGGCAAGCTCCATTGCAAGGTCCGTGAGCCAAGCCGCCATGGCGAAGCAGGCAACCAGAACTGTGATCAGCAGAAGCATGACCCACAGGAACAGTCCGATGAGCAGAAGAACCCTGTCTAGAGACACCGGACATAAGTTTGGCGGGCGCTAGGCCCGCCAACTTGACTCCCGTCGTCGATGCTTGTAAGTCCATCCTTCGGTCCAGTTGAGCGGGGATCTCGTCCCAGTGAGGAAGAGAGGGAGGCTCAACTGGACCCAAGGATTTACCTCCCCCAGCCCTCCCGCTTGTGCGCCCGAAGGGGGTTTCCCTGTCTGGTCATGCCGCCCCCATCACGTACTTGGGGATGACCTCTCTTGCGATTGCAAGCTGATCATCATCAAGGTTAAGGTCATTGACGATGCTCTTGATGATGGAGGCGAGTTCGTCGGCGTGTTCTTCCGCCAGCCGCTCCTGCTCCTGAGCGCTCTTCTCAGCAGCCTCCACCCTGCCCAGAACCGACATCCGGTCGACCTTCACCGCTTCCGCGAACAGCCGGACCAGCGTGTCCGGTTTGAACTCCTCGCCCAGGCCTTTCACGTTCCCATCTTCGTCCGGCCTTAGGAGGCTGATCAGCTCGTTGAACTTCGCCTCGATGATGACCATCGCGGTTGAAGCGAGAGCCTTGTGCCTGAGGAACATATCGTCCCTGTCGGCCTCCATGGACTCCAACCTCAGGAGGAGATAGTGTTCCTCGTAAGCAGCAGCCCGGAGCCTCCACTGCCACTGAGCCGACCACCGGCGCATCAGCGGCACCGACTTCTCCAAGATCCTCGCTGCATCCTCCACCTTGCGGTCTTGACCCTGCATCAGGTAGGTCATGAACGCCTGGTAAGCCTGCATCGACTCCTTCGGCTGCTTCCACCACGGCTTCTTCGACTCGTCCAGGTCATGCTTCCGGCGACGAGAGTTCTGGATCGCAGTCGCACCAAGCAAATCTGGTCGGGCGACCCTCTCTGTGATGTCCTCAGCAGCCACCGAGCCATTCTACCACACGCTCGTACGCCTGTCAAGTCTACGGCAACTAAATTAATTCACCGCCGCGTCAGCGCATATTTGTTATTCTCCGAGCGTGGTAACTATTTTTATCGATTACGGATATATGCCTCTCAAATCTAAAAAGGGACCCCCTTATGGCCGATACCTGCGCCGTGATATACTGTAGTTACAGGGCAGCGGGGGAGACACCCCCATCGCCCACGAGGCCAGGAGGCCACCATGTCCGGAACGTCCCGCACCATCGCCCCCGATCTCGCGGCCGCGCAGGCCGAGATCGCCCGCCTCACCGCCGAGCTCGCGACGGCGCAGGCCAAGACGACGCCGCGCACCGCGCAGACGCCGCTCGCCAACGACCGCGCGGCCTGGGTCGCCAGCCACGCGCGGCCCGCCGTCGCGAAGTGCCTCTGCGGGTGCGACGGCGAGACGAAGGGGCGGTTCGTCCCCGGTCACGACGCGGTCCTGAAGAGCCGCCTCGCCGCGACGATCGCGACCGACACCCCCGAGGCCTGGGACGCGCTGGCCGCGCTCCAGACGTTCGGCTGGTAGGACGCAACACGGGGGCTGGTCACACGACCAGCCCCCTCACCCCCCAACACGAGAGGACACACACCATGAACAACTACGACAGCAGCTTCGACGGAGAGATGTGGGGCATCGCGGGACTGGCCCTCCTGATCGCCACCGTGGTCGTGACCATGATCGTGATGATCGCCACCCACAACACCCCGGAGTTCGGCAGCGACCCGAATACGGGGGTCGTACACGCCGCCGACGTGAGCGCCCGCTAGACCAGTCACATCCCGCGCGACCCGACGCCCCCCAGAGATGGGGGGCGTCGCTGTGCGTGGACCCGGCACCTTCCCAGTGACCCCTAGGGTCGCCGGCGATGCGCCACATTCCGACGCGGTGATAGTCTGAGTGATTTGATGTGATGTGTCGACGCGGTGATAGGTCAAGTTATCTTGATTTGGAATATCTGTGGAGGCCACCGGCCAGCCGCCACATACGCCCGCGCACGAGAGGGGACATGCAAATTGCCGAGGGTAAGTTGTGTTCTATAGACTTGGTGATTGGACCTTTCCGTGTGCTTGTGTAGACAGACCGCGCGCGTGGGCGCACACAGACAAAATCCACGTACTAACCTGCCCAACCTTGCGCGGTGACCCCGGCTGCTGATATACTTCGGGGGCCAGCGCGGGAGAGCACGCAGAGAGAGGAGGTGACAAAACATGGCAGATCCCACACGGAACAGACCAGGCCGCAGAGCCGCCATCGCAGACCTGCAATTCGGCGAGCGGCAGAGCGTCTTCGGGCGTCCCCCCAAGCAAGACGGAGGATGGATCATAGGGGAGGTCTGGAAGGACGAGCGCTCGCGCTATCATCACATCCAGACCGGATACCCAGCCGGTGAGAGCGCCAGAACCTGGGGGCCAACCACCCCAATGGTCCGGACGAGACCGGTAGCTCTAAGAGGGAAAGTCAGACGCCGGCGCTAACCCAGGTCCGGCCAGACAAGACGCCGAGCGTCGCCCGAGGGCCAAGCCCCGGACGCAGAGCCGACAGACACCGAATCCACAGCCCCGCCGGGTTGGGGACGTGCGAGCGTCACACACGCGAGCGCACGTGCCCACCCCGCCAGACAGATAGAGCGGGCCAGTGAAGGAGCGACATGCCAGAACGCTTCGCCGTCAGTTACGAGAAGGTGGGTGACTTCGACTACCCAGTCTTGACACTGACCGGCACCGACGCCGAAATCGAAGCCGACCTCGCAGTTTTCCTCACTCGACACCCCGAGTTGAACAGCGAGAACTTCGTCGTCTACAAGCGAGTCCCCCTGTACTAAGGAGACACCGTGCAAGGAGCGATCACAGCAGCACTCGCCCACCTGGGCAGAATCCGCGAACTCGCGGAGCTACATGAGCAGATCAGGATGCTCAGGCACGACCTGGTTGTGAAGGCCGCACCTGGCCGACACCCCGGACGGATCCCGCCCGTAAGAAGGAAGGCCGCTGTTAACAGCGCGCCCGAAGACATGCACATCGACGCACTCATCTCAAGGAAAGGGAGGCGGTAACATGTTCTATGTTCAGCTCACCAAGCCCCTCGCGGGCGTCCGCAACACGATGTTCGTGTTCCACACGATCGAGGAGGCAAGCGAGTTCGCCAGCTGCATCCACGCCCAGCATCCCGACGCCGAGACGGTCACCGACTACGTCGGCGAGCCGACCGAGGTCTTCGAGAACTGGTCCTTCTAGCGGTTCGCGAGGGGAGCGCCTCCATCCGGAGGCGCTGACCTAGCAAACCACCAACAGGAAGGAGTCGGGAATGCCCGGCACACGGAAATACGCCGACACATGGCGGATGGTCGACGACGCAAGGTGGCCGGTCCACCGCCGCGCCTACGGTCCCAACGACGTAGCGCACGTCGACCGCGACCCGACGTGGGCGATGCTGGTCACGGACCTGCTGTGGATCGACGGCAAGCCGCAGATCCGCCACGTCGGCTGGATGCTCGGCAACGTGAACGGCTACTCGTACGCGGAGGTCCACCCCGCGTTCATGACCGAGGTCGCCGAGGTCCAGGCGAGGATCGCAGCCTAGCACGGGGAGCGCCCGAGTCCGCTCGGGCGCTGACCAGGTTAGACAGCGACGAAGGAGGTAGAATACGCGCGCAATCTTGTGCAGCTGGTGCCGGTGTGATTTAATTGGGGTTGGTGCCGCGCCTGCTGGAGTCCTCTCTGCGGTGAGGACTTCAGCAGGGACGGCAACCAATTGCCGATCCACCAACAACAGCTCCCATCGGGGAGCAAGGAGGCCAACATGGCCAGCACCACCAGCACCAAGGACCTCACCAACGAGGTCACCAACGGCTCCGAGCTGACCGACCTGGAGATCCTCCAGGCCGAGGTCGAGCGGCTCAAGGGCGAGGTCGAGGCCGCGAACAACAAGGCGGCGCGTGGACCGAAGAAGGCGTCCCGCCCGCCGCTCGACCTGGAGGAGGCGACGTGGGTCGCCGCCAACGCCAGGCCCGCGAGCAGCTCCTGCCTCTGCGGGTGCAAGGAGACCACGAAGGGCCGGTTCGCGCCGGGGCACGACGCCATCCTCAAGACGCGGCTGCACACGACCGCCGAGGGCGACAACGCCGAGACCGCCGAGCTGGCCAACGCCGCGCTCGTCACGTTCGGCTGGGACAAGGACGAGGAGGTCCAGGCGTAGCAGGACCGACGTCCGGAGCAGCGGGGTATACCCCCGCTGTTCCCACGTCGGCCAGGCACGGAGCCTGTCCACGGACAAGGAGGGAACACCCTCATGGCGAAGAAAATCGCCCGCATTGCAGCGATCGCGCTGCTCCCCATCGTTGCATACAACGCATGGGACGTCGTCCAGTTCGTCGCCGACTACGGCGTCGGTGAGGGGACGCTCGGCTGGTTCACCAGCTCGGCCATCGCCCTCGCGGCGACCGTCACGGCCCTGGTTCGCTAACATGGGCCTCATCGTCGTGGCGGCGGTCATCTTGACCGCCGCCCTCATCTCCATCGGCGTCACGGCCAAGTGGCAAGTCGGCCTGTCGCCGTTCACACGCGAGTACTGGAGGTCGTAACCGTGCCCGCCACGATCGCATACAAGGTGATCTACGGCAAGGAGGGCTGCTGGCGCTCCGAAAGCGAGATCATCTACGTCGCCCCCGGCCAGAGCCTGGAACTGCAGATCTGGCACAACGCCCTCAAGTTCGCCCTGCCGGGTCTGCCCAGGCCCGAAGCCATCGACGTCGAGCCAATCGGCGTCATCGACTGAAAGGAGCGGCATGTTCCGCATCCCAGACGGACCAACTCGCGACGCCGTCCAGCAAATCCTGGACGAGGCGCGTCGCATCGAGAACGCACCGGGCTACGAGATGGTGAGCGTCCGCTCCCTCTACACGAAGCTCGCGATGACGAATCCCCCGCTTGACGAGGTCCTCCGCGCGATCAGCGACGCGGGATTCAACTACTGCCTCGACCACACCATCCGGATCGAGGGACACAACGACGCCAGGGGCGAGTTCCCGCACCGGGACGTGTGCTACTGGGGAGCCGACCAGCTGAGGTCCCGCCTCAGCTGCGTCCTCTAGGAAGGAGCACGATGCAAGTCGAGGTTCTCATCAACGACGACGAGGTGAGCGGCAGCTACACCTTCATCTTCCCCCGCCCGGACCTGGGCGGGGAGGACACCTGGCGGATCGAATGGTCCGAGAGCGACGAAGCCGAACTGACCAACCCAGCCGGCGAAACAACCATCCTCGCCCTCTTCCACGAGGACGCCGGTGCGCTGATGCAGCTCGTCGAGCAGATCGCACAAGCCACCGACCAGACGCCGTAGCTCGGACCGACATCCGGTGCGCATCGCAAGGTGCGCACCCATGTCGGCCCGGATAGGCCAGGCCGCAAGCGAAGGGAGCACCCTTTGAGCAACCGCCCGTTCGGCAACGAAGTAACCCTCACCGTCGGGGACGTCGTCTTCTGGGACGACCGCGAGGGATGGAGGGGCAAGGTCACGTCCATCCACAGCGACGGGTTCATCCGCGTCGAGTACGACAATGGCGAGATGGACGCACGGATCGACCCGGCCATGTTCACTGTGCAGGCGAAGTCATGAACTGCAAGCACCAAGGCCGGCGACTTTGCATCTGGTGCATCGTCACCACCGCCAGCTTCCCCATCGAGCACTTCGTCTGGGAGAAGCTGCCCCTGTTCCGGCAGGCCACCGTCATCCTCGGGCTGTGATCGTGATCTACTACATCCCGACCTGGTACACGATCCTGACCGCCGTCGTCCTGACGGCGGTCATCTGGATAGGAAGGAGGAGAACATGACCCTCTCAGTCAAGGAGCTACACACGAAGCTCGGTCGACTGATCGAGTCTGCGCCTGACGCGCTGGTCGTCGTCGGGCAGACGCACACCGACGACTACGTCAGCATCGAACTCGCGGTGAAGACCGGCATGGCGAGCAGCGAAATCGGTCAACACCGCATCGTGATCATCGACGTCCTCAAGAAGAGCGAGGTCCTCGACCTGGACACGGTACTGACCCAGCTCTGATCGAGGTCCGGAGCGCCTGGTATACACCGGGCGTTCCCACGTCTATCAGACGGGAAGGAGGTGAAATGTACAAATGGTAGATCCACAGAACCCGCCGGAGGGACAGGACATCGTCCTTCACGACGCGATCACCGACGGCCCCAGCATCCATCTGAACCGGATGCGCGGGATCGTGGAGATTGGCATCAAGAACGGGTCGATCGAAGACCAAGACGAGTATCGCGTCAACCCCGTGCAATGGGTCCACGTCAACATCAAGGACCTGCTCGACGCGCTGGGACAGCTGGAGGTTCTCTAAGAACCTGACAGCCCGCCGAGCGCGGTTATGACGCGCGGCTGCCCCGTGTGGTATACTACGGGGGAAGCCATCTACAGAAGGAGGTTCAGCATGTCTCAGGATTCAGGTGACCTGAGCGACCAGGCTTACGAGCACGGCATGAGCCTGTCGGACGAAGAAGCCGAGGTCTACATCGCTGATCTGCGCAAGCTCGGGTCAGAGCACAACATGGCGATCGCAGATCGGATCGAGCAGGACAGGCAGGGGACCCCCCCGAAGGAGGCCCAGAATTTCCCAGTCGCCGAAGATCCCGCCGTCGACTGACGCAGCCAGGGAGGCGAAGCGTGTATAGCGAGCTGGACGTGCACATCGAGACGTTCATGGATCGGATCACCGATTTCATCAACGAGGACAAGGAACACTACGTCTTACAAGAGCACGTTGACCACATCGACGTGCCAGACGCAGAGCATCCGACCAACATCATCGAGATCACCCAGCACGATGGGCGGAAATTCCGCACCACCATCACGACCCAGGAGGTCGAGTGAACGAGCGCGCTCACAACGGACCCGTGTGGGACGAAGGACCTGAGCCGGTCCTCCCCATCGGGCTGGAACTCACCATCACGGTGACGACCAGGGCAAGCGACCACGGAAGCGGCGAGTCGGGTCCCGATCCGCAGATCGAGACGGTCCCCATCAGGTGGGTCCTCACCGACCCGGACGGGCGGGTGATCGCAGAGGGGTTCGACGACGGGGATCAGGAGCCGAACTGGTCCGGCATCAACGGCGACCCTGTCCAGTTCCTCGATCACTACCTCGACGAGGACGAGGCCAAGAACGTCCGTCACTATCTGCACGTCGCGGGTCTGTACTAGGCCGCTGCCTGCTCCCCTGTCAGAAGGGGAGCAGGGAGTTGTCAACAGGAAGGAGGGGCTATCATGCCCGAAGCGTGCAAAGGGTGCGGTCAACTGACCGGGATCCCTGAGTACGACAGCAAGCTGTGGGATATCTACCACAGAATCTCCGATGGTCGTTCGACCTACGAGCCGCTCGTCTTCACAGGCGACTGGATGCAGGAGAACATCATCGACGAAGAGGACCACGAGTCCGTCATGCTCGCCATGGAGCGGGACATGGCCAACCGTGGTCTGTGTGCCGCCTGCGGCAGGCCCGACATGCGCGGAGTCAAGGACGAAGACATCATGTCCAAAGAGGACTCGCAGGAGATGCACGACATGTGGGCCATCGAGCGGCAAGAAAGGGCGATGGGCGCGTGATCGCAGTCATCAAGACCATCCACGGGAACTACAACCTGATCGGCACCCGAGGCGACGAGTTTGTCCTGCAGGGCAACATGAACGAGGACGAGCTGCGTCAACTCAAGGACGAAATCGAAGCCGTGCTCGACGAGTCATGAGCAGGCACTACCTCAAGAGCTGGCAGGACCGGCGTCCCGCGTGGACGCGCCGAGTCCGCTGGTACCAAGGTTCACGAATCCACGTGGACGGGATGACCGGCCCGATCACCGAGGTCGACGACATCCGGCTGGAATTCATCGATGAGTTCGGTCGATGGAACGAGTTCTTCGGCCACCGCGAGGACGCACAACGCCGGTACGACCTGTTCATGGCCGGCGACCTGAACATGCTCAACGCAAGCGAGGGGGTGAACTAATGGTACGAGTCACAGTCACCATGGACTTCGACGACAAGGAGACAGCGGAAGCTGCGTTGTCCGACATGGAGGAAGCCGGAGGCAAGCACAACGGCGACCTGATCGCAACCGATGTCGACGACCTCGACGCGGACGAGTAACCGCAGCAATAGAGGAAGGAGGGCTAATGCCCACCATCGATGACCGGACCGGCGCACGTGTGCGTGTCGGCGGTATCGAGTACGAAGACGAAGTGCAGGCTGACCTCGTCGACCGCAACTGGCAGCTCAACGAATACGAGATGTCACAGGAGTACGGCGGTCCCGAAGAGGGAGACTGGTGGTACATGCTCTACGTCCCGACCGGGAACACCATCAAGCTCCATCCAGGTATCGAGTGGGAGGACGCGTACGAAGTACGCAACCAGCTCGACGCGTTCGCCACAATCGAGAATCGTGCCAACAACCCGTACGGCGTGACGTCCGTCCTCGGCGGCGTCGACCGTGTCTGGCGGATCGAGAACGGTCCGCCTCGCCGTGACCCGGAGGTGACCCCGCACTATGAGTGAGGTCCTATCGGACAAGCAGGAGCAGAGGCGAATCCTCGACCTCTACGCACCAAGGTTCCTGGCCGGCGAGTTCCTGGTCGGTGGATTCTTCATCGACTTCGCCATCATCACCCTGCACGACGCACTCGACGTGGAGAGGGACGAGCACGGAACGAAGCTGTACTCGGAAGATGAGATCATCAACCGAGTGGTCGCCGCCATGAGGGTCGCATTCGCCCGGTAGAAGGGCGGTCTTGCGCGGGGGTCCCCCGGCATGATATACTCTGGGGGACCCCTACGGAGCCGCAGGAAGGAGAGCATGTCGCCCAATCTGACCGATACCGACTACAGTGTCTCGGTGACCGAGGCACCTCAGCTCACGCCGGACGGATCGCTGGAATGGATCCCGGTCTACTTCGACATACGCAATGGGGCACAAGGAGTAAGCCTCATCGACGGAGTGCGGGACCCGATCACGAACACGTGGTCACGGCTGATCCCGTTCGAACAGGTCACCGAACAGATGCTGCGAACGGTAGCGCCCGATGCCGCAGTAGACAGACTACTGCAGCTCATCAAGCTCTAAAGGAGAGCGATGGCAAGCACAGTCACAGTCAGAGTCGCGTACGGCGACGGAAGCAAGTCGCTGAGCGAGGAGTTCGGGGTCGCGGACACGCACCCGAGTCCGGTGATCCTCAAGTCGCTGGAGAAGGAGATGCTCGACAAGTGGGAGGCGATGGGCAACTCCTGGCGCGGGATCAAGACCACCATCACGGTCAAACAGTCATGAAGAAATTCCCATCTGCGCCGGGGGCCAAACTGGCCAACGGTGCATACATCATGGCCGAGGACGTGATCGATGTCCAGATCGGCGACAGGCCACGGGAGTCGATAGTCCTCGCCTTTCAGCCGGAGTCGTACACACCATTCGTGGTGTGGCGCAGGACCGTCTTCACCGAAGCACCCACCGCCAGCGGGGGGACCCACGTCGTCGACCAGACGTTCGTGGGTGACTACCACAGAACACTGTGGGAGGCGATCGAAGGCTACGACAAAAGGAGGTCGCGCCGGTGAGTCGAGACGGCGTCGTCATCGATGGTGCCGTTCCACGTACGCCACGGGAACGAGTCAACCACCTGATCGGTTACCTAGGTGATCTGACCGAGGAATTCGATCGAAACTGGGCCAATTATCGTGAGGCCCAGTCACACGCCGAGTACACACACCCGAACGGCGAAGGTCCCATCACGGGTGGGACCTGGGCAGAGCTGGAGGACGAGATCCTCGACTGGATCAACGAACTCCTACCGGGTGACTACATCATCACCTTCGGTCAAGACCCAGGCGACCTCATCGTCGCCCGGATGTCAGAACTGGAGGACTAATGCCCTATTCCCTAAGCGTGTCGCCATCTGGTTTGGTCCACCACACCCAGATTCTCACCAACGGGCGCGGGATCACAAGATGCGGCCATGAAGTGGACTGGGAAAAGTGGGGTCGGATCAGTCTGCTGGATGACTGGATGTTCAGCAAGGGCA